AATTTTTTCAGGTTGTCTGGCGTACTCATTTGCGTCTCTGCCGGCTCTGACAAAATACTTTCCAAAGACTGCGTCCAACGCTTTTGCGCTATAGTTAAGATTTTCACTGAATGTCCTCCATCCACCACTTTCATGACCACACTGCGCTACAAAAGCGGCAATTCGTTGCGGTGTGTTAATTTCGTACTTGGGGAATACTTCGTTCATTGCATCGACCCATCCGTCAGGGTCTTTACAGCGAGGAAATAACCCGCTAAATTGTTCTGCTGTTAGCATAATTTAGATCCTTTTTACTACTAGGGCCTTGCCCTGATTTTCGAAGACTAATTTGTCTCCATACTTACTTATGTTGTAATCGCCGACGTATTTGGTTAAAAAGAGTATTTCTGGATAACTTTCCATCAAATCAAACTTACCATCAATATTTTCTATAACATCTATACTATCGCCAAAATCAATAAATTCGAAAAATAAAGGTTCTGCGTATTTCTTTTTGATTGTTAATCTATTCTCGTGTAGAGATATATCGTCTACAAAACTATTTGTAAAGAATTCTTTGTAATTTTCCATGCGTGTCTCAGTTACTTTAACACCGTAGTTTGAAGGGTCAGTAGGAACAAATTCTTTTAATGCATCTATACTTAAATCTTGTGAACGCCAATTTTTATAATATCTAAATTTAAAATCTTCTCTACCAGTTAGCTTTGAAACACCATCCATTATTTCCATGATATATTCTGGAACTCGTTTGTTTCTTTCCATCTCTACAAACACTCGATATCTTCCGTCCTTTTGCTCACCTGCTGTAACATCTGCATCAAGTATAAACTCGTAGCCTCTCTCTAAGAATCCGCCTAAGTCATTAGCGGCATCTTTATCTGCAACAGAAAAACTAAGTGTTACTATATTTTCATCATCTCCCATTTTTGATTGATATGAATCTATTTCAAAAATATAGTCTACTAGATCTACTAAATCTTTTTCTCTTAATGCCATTATACATCACCCCCTGGTGCTGGAGCCGGACTTGGAGCTGGAGCCGGTGCCGGAGGAGGTGCAGGTGCCGCTAGTGCATCTGCTGGTTGTGCCTGTCCTGGTACACCTTCTTCTTTTGGTACTTCAAAGTCTACATCTTGCTGTTCTTTGTAGCCTGTGTAAATATCTAGTACTAAACTCTTAGGCATTCTAATTTCTACAATCCATACAGGGTGTCTATCAAGTTTGCCTTTCTTTGTTCCCATACGCATGTCATCTGGACTACGTATCTTTCTAGGTTTAATCACAAAAGTTTTTTCATACTTAACTTTACAATCGTAGTCTAATAATCTTTTGCCTCCCATCGGATCAGGCATTTTATCTCTTGGCCACATAAATTTACAACTTACCCAATGCTTACCTATCTTAGGCCCGTCAGCAAGTTCTCCGTCTTCCCAGTTCTTGTAAACATAAAGATCTAGTTCATCTATAACTCTTTCAAAATCTTTTAGTACTGTGAAGGCAGTATTAGAGTCGTAAATTTTTTCTAAGTTTGATATGATGTCGCCTACGTCATGCATGTTTTTTAATCCTTGAATATCCTACACACTTATTTATCGTAGTTATGAGATAACTTACAAGTTTTTATCTAAATCGAAATGGTAAATAATTTTGTAGGGCAAGTGTGTTCTACACACAAACTACCCTGCAATATTCCATAACTCATAGGAGGACTGAATGGGTGCAAAAAGAAAGGCTTTAAAGCGTTCAAATCAAAACTACAATAATGTAGTTGACCTTAATCTTCACAAAAAGAAAAAATTTGTTGAAATACTTCCAAGAAATAAACATCAAGAACAATATGTACTAAGACTACTAGACGAAACCAAAGATATAGTATTTGGAATCGGCCCTGCAGGAACAGGTAAAACACTGTTAGCAGTACAGGTAGCAGTAAAAATGTTTAAAGAAGGAAGGGTTGATAAAATAATTGTTACTAGACCAGCAGTATCAGTTGATGAAGATTTGGGATTTTTACCAGGAACATTAGAACAAAAAATGGCTCCTTGGACAAGACCTATATTTGATGTACTACGTGAGTATTTCAATGCTAGAGAAATCGAAAGTATGATTGAAGAAGGCATAATTGAAATTGCTCCACTAGCATATATGCGAGGTAGAACATTTAAAAACAGTTTTATCTTAGCAGATGAAATGCAAAATGCAACACAAAATCAAATGAAAATGTTACTGACACGTTTAGGCGAAGGATCTATGATGGCTGTTACAGGCGACTTAGCACAAGCAGACAGGCTCAAAGATAACGGTTTAATCAACTTTACTAAACTGTTAGAAACAAGTAATTCGACCCATTTGGACATAGTCCACTTTGCACAGGGAGATATAGAAAGACATGAAGCCGTTAAGGAGGTGTTACAAGTTTACGGCGACGAATAGTTAGACTTTAACTACTTCAATATCAGATTTAACTAAAAACTCAATGCCCTGTGTACTACGATAATCATTCTTGTAGTACACAGCGGCAATTCCACTTTGATAGATTAGTTTAGCACAATCTATACAGGGTGCGTGTGTAATAAAAATAGTCGCCCCTTCACCACTTTCGGGCGACTTTGCTAGTTTAGCGATTGCGTTAGACTCGGCATGTAATACCTCTGGCTTAGATTTTAGTTCGTATTTTGCATCGCTTACTCTATTACCGTAATCAACTAATACTTCTTCTTCACAACAATTATCCCAGCCAGTAGGCATACCATTGTATCCAATACTAATAATACGATCATCCTTTACAACAATCGCACCTACATTCAAACGCTTTGCTGAACTTAGTTGTGCAAAACGTTCTGCAACGTCCATATATGCTTCTACAAACTTAGGTTTCACTTACAAGTTCCTTTGCTAAAGGAAAGATTTCTGCAATAACTTTAGCACAGGCGTGTGCAATTTCCATATGCTCTTTTTGTGTACCATTAGCACCACGCAATTCGATGTAATGAATCCAGCTACGCAAACTACCATTCATATATAACGTTGTCTTAGTTATACCTTCTGGCAATAGTTTACGTGCTTGCTCTTTTGCAATACCCATTTTAATAGCACGATCATATTCTTTTTTAGCAAGATGTGCTATACGCATCTGAGCATGTAACCAATCAGTTTGTAGTTGCTTGTCTTCTACCTCAATAGAATTTTGTCTATTCTTTTCGTCTTGAAGTCTTGCTTCACTATAGATAAACATGTCGCCTTGATCTTCAGGCTTAGCATATCTTTGACTAAATTCCTGAAAAGCAAAACTACGATGGCGTACAATTTGATGTGCAATATCACGTGTAGTTACAATTTCCATACATGCATTAACCATTTCCAACGGCGACCAATGTGCATGTTTAATCAAATACTTTACAAGTTTCTCACTTGTTTCTGTATTCATTTGATTACTAGGGTTAGATACTCTAGCACAATAAGCAACTAGGTCAAGCAAGTCATTATTGCTCATACCTTCTTGCACAAATTCTTCAGTTGGCTTTGTATAACTAACTAGTCTGACGTTCATTCTACTTCCTTTACTTCTATAAATTGCTCGTACTTGTTAGGAACTCCGTCCCATTGTTCCGCATCTGTTGGAACTTTGCTATCATCTTTCTCTGTGATGTTAGGCCATTTGTTACTATATACCTGATTTATTGAAAACCATTTTTGTCGTTCATCGTCAGGTAACGATTCTTCAACAACTATAGCATCCACAGGACACTCTGGTTCACATACGCCGCAATCAATACATTCATCAGGATTAATTACCAACATATCTTCGCCTTCATAGAAGCAGTCTACAGGACAAACTTCTACGCAATCCATATGTTTACATTTTATACAGTTATCAACTACTAAGTAAGACATTTTTACCTCTCATAATAAAAGTTAGTATTTGCGCTGACGACAATCCTATCCTCTTTACCTGCATAAGGTGCCGCGTCATGCGGTATCCACCCCGGAAATAGTATTAAATCTCCTTCAGTCGGAGGCTTAGTATATGAATAGTGTTGCTCAAACCACTCAGCGCCATCATCTTTAGTACCTTGGTGTGTGTTAAAATTAAACCAAGTATTAGTACCATTCATACTATCTAGATCACATTCGCTAGATTGAGCATAAAAAATTGCACCCCAACTTGTTCCAGGATGAACGTGTGTAAGGTGATATCCTTTGTCATTTGTAATATGGTACCAGCTTTCTCTAATTGTACAAGACATTGGACGTTTAGGTTGCCAATATCCTGTGCTAGGAAATCCTTGTGTAACTAAATGCGACAAAGACTGCTCAAAGAATTTTTTTAATTTATGAATTGCAGGATTGTCTATATTTAGAAAATTAAAATCACTTTCTTTCAAATTAGATTTCAAATGTGTAGCAACACCGCTGTCTACGTCACGTTTTTGTTTTTCAGCTTCTTTATAAATTGTATCTACAAGTTGATTTTTATCTTGTTTGTAATTTTCATACTTATAGTGAAAAACGAATGTAGGCCAAAGTATGTTATATGTGTCAAACTGTGCAATATTCACTATAGTCTCGCTAATCTTATCAGTGTTGCCGCAAGATTAATTTCAGGATCTACAACTAATGTATGATCTACCATACCTTGCTTAATAATTAGCACTGCTTGGTCTGGATCTTTAAATAATTCGATGTTGTCATACATCCAACGATAGACTTCTTCCATTTCCTCTGGACGAATAGCACCACATAGTAATTTACGTGCTTCTTGAATCTTGCCTGCCTTAAACAGTTCGACCATATCAAGTTTCCAATCGCTTTCGCCTGTGTCACCTTCATTGGGTTTGTTTAGCACACCATCAACTGAATTCATTTGTACAGTGTTGATACATTTTCTTAAATCTGGGTAGGTTGCTTTGACATACGTGTCCAATGTATCAAGGTCCGGGTTAACTCCCTCCGTAATAAGTATTTCCGCGACTCTCGCAGTAAACTCTGTCTGGTCGATTTTGGCAATATGGAAACCTTGGCACCTGCTGTGAATAGCTGGTATAATACGGTTTGGATAGTTACACGTGAGTATAAAACGTGCAGTTGTATGATATTCTTCCATAACACCGCGCAATGCCGCTTGTGCGTTTGGAGATAAGTAATCAGCCTCATCTAGTAGTACCACTTTAAAGTCGCCAAATGGAATCATTTGTACGAAGTTTACAATTTTATCACGAACATCATCTACTGAGTTTGTTCGTGATGCGTTAATTTCTAATATGTCTAGATCATTTACTTCAAGCTCGTTAAATAGTAACTTAGCAAGAGTAGTTTTACCAATCCCAGCATTGCCACTAAAAAGCAAGTGCGGAATAGTTTTATCTTTGATCCAAGTTTTAACTTGTTGTTTTTGTGCGTCATCTCTAAATACATATCCATCTACCGTCTTAGGACGATACTTTTCTACCCATAATTCTTTCAACGTGTTACTCCTAGTTCTTTATATGCCATTTGTATTGCCTTTGATTGATAGTATGCATCTGCCAGTGCATTGTGCAAATCGTTTTGGATCTTCTTGCGAGGATCTTCCTTACATACACTAAACAGTGTGCGACTATCACGTACTTGCCAGAAGTTGTATGGAATAGGTTTGCCTAAACTACGATACATGTCTTCAATAATTGTGTAGTCAAAGCCATAACCTTGCCCCCATAGTACATCTACACCAACAACAAACTTATTAATTTTACTTAGTGCTTCTTCTACAGTAATAGCACCTTTTTGGTCAAACGCTTCTTCCATAATCTTTGGATCTTGTTTGCTCCACCATTCAATAGTATCATCACTTGCTGTACGACCCAATTGATCTTGGTCATCGATAGAAATTTTAAAATACAACTCGTTGTAAGGCTCTGAATTGTCAAACGGATTAAATTTTACAGCGCCTAAACTTAGTACTGTAGACTGCGGCCGTGTGTCAATTGTTTCTAAATCTATTGTTGCATGTATAGCCAAAAGAAAACTCCTATCAATTTATACATGTATTATAACGTAAAAACTGATAGGAGTCAAGTATTATTTTTTAGGAATTGTCCAAAGATTAATTGGAGGTAATACTAGTTCTGGCCAATGAAAGGTGCTAGTTCTGGTGCTTTCCAGCCTTCCGGCTTCAATACCTTGCCATCTTCGCGTTTGAGTACTTTGCCTGTGTCTGGATCGATCTTCGCAAAGTTTGTGTCCATTACTTCTTTCCATGCACCTTCTCCGTCAAATCCACCTGCTCTGATAGCACCCATAGTAACAACAAGAATATCGATAAGTGCATCTAGTTGTTCTACACGATCGTTGTCTTCTACTGCATCTGCAAGTTCATGAAACTCTTCTTCAATAAGACCGAGATACATTTTGTAGTTTGCTTCATTAGGCTCTTGATCACACGCCGAGCCAAAGCGTTCAATATCTTTAAATGGGTTTGTCATTATTGCCTCTTATACTGGTTGATTCATAAATGAAGTAGGATCAATTGTTGCGTGTTCCCCGTCAGCATATTCATTGCCTATTATTACATCAGCTGGTTTTTCATCTGAATAGGCAAGGATACTTTCAGTTTCAACCATACGAACTTCAATTTGACCATCTTCATCAGTTTCAATATTCATTCCACGTGTCCAGCGACCGTGTTCTACAAGGATCCATTGTCCTACTTCATAAGGATCTTTATTTTTTGGGCCTTTTGAATATACCTTACCCCAACGAGGATAAACACCGCGTGTTGTTCCGTCGTCGTTATTAATAATCAAACCGCTTGCAGTTTTTTGCTCACCAAAGTACATATCGGTAACAAGCACTCTGTCGCCAATTGCTCTTGGTTTGCCTTTGATAGAATTAATGTTAATTGCCATTAGTCACCTTTTTTAACAAAATTGCCTTCGTCGTCTTCTACCCATTCGTCGTCTGAAGTTTCTACTACGACTGGATCTTTCTTTGCTGTAGTTTTTGTTGTTTTAACTTCTGGTTCTACCCAATCTTCAGTTAAATCCTTATTTGCAGATCTTTTTACTGCCGTTTCTACCGGTCTTGGTCCATCAGTATTGTAGTACTCTTTAACTACATCTTCTCTTTTCTTGATAATTCTTCCACCTGCACCTAGCTCATCACCACGTGCATTTACTTTAGCATTGCCAACGGCTGGAGTAAGTTCGTTGCGTTGGCGTAGCAAATCCATATCTATGGTTTTACCTTGCATTGTTTTATAGACTTTTCGTCCTGTTTGTTTCATAGCCATATTGACTCTCCTAAAATTATATATGTACTTATCTCAAGAACTCACGCCAGTCTAGGTCAAACTGGATTGAATTAATACGGTGTACTCCAATCAAATATAGCACATAACTTGCTACACTAGATCCACGTCCTACACCCCATACAATACCATTCTCACGCATGAAGTCTACAAGATAGATCATATACTGTAGCAAAGGCATCATACCTCTGCCTTCAAACTCTGCAAGTTCTTCTGCACATCTAGCAGTTTCTTCTTGTGAGTTACATTTTGTTAGAATGTAGTTATGTACATTTAGCTTCTTGTATTTGTCAGGCATAAACCATTCACTTTGACATACACCGTCAAAAGTCTTTTGATCTACATCTAATGGGATATATTTCTGTAGCTTGTCAAAGCCTTGCTCTTCCATTGCTGTATTAAACTTATCTATATCGTCGTTTTTATCGCATAAAACCACATGGACTTTATCCGCATGACCTGAATAAATCATGTCAATAAGGTCGCGATTAGAAAATCTGGGTATACCTAGTTCGTCTGTTTTCATTAGCATTAATGTATATTAACTGATATTAATCAAATTGTCAAGAGAATCATCGCCATTTTCTTGCATTTGACTTTGTTTTGCACGGCGTGATAATGCTTCTTCTTTATACATATTCAGCATTGTAGCAATTTGTGTTTGTAATTGGGGATTGCGAGCTTGCCAATATTTTCTGCCAAGCTCTGATATTTTTTGATCTAAATCTGTGTCTGATAATTTATCTAAACTATCTACTAACGGATTAAACATTATGAAGTAAATTGACCTATATAGTGTGCATAAACTACAGTGCCTGCACTATCGGTCCAAAAATCAACAACTTTAGGCTGTGTTTCTGATGTTACTTCAAATGGTGCAGGAAAATTTGTATCATATCTAATAGTACCGCCACCAGTAGTAGACCATGTAATAGGTGTAGTATTACTGCCATCCCCGGTCACTATTAGTCTAATTTTTCCTAATTTACCGCTAGTAGGCCAATCAGCTAGAGAAAGTGTAATACTATCTGAACCAGTTACACCTACTGTTTGGTAACTACCGTTAGTAAAGCTCAAGTTTTGACTGTTTGTAATACTTGAAGAGATATAAACTTCTTCTGTAGTTTGAATAAAATTGGCTCTACTAATATCATTATTATTGAAATCGGTATTTTCATTTGTTTTTGCAGTGTTAGTCTGCAAATCTGTAATTTCAGATTTTGCAAAATCTAAATTATCTTTTATGTTTGTAAAGTTATCACGAAATCCCTGTGAGTCATTATCAACTCCAGGCACTGGATATGCTTCATCTAAACCTGCTGTATCTATTTGGCTAGCCATTTTCTTTTATCTCCAATGTATTTATCATATATTATATTCATAATTTGCAAATACGAAGTACTTAGGCTCACCTACTCCTGTAGTACTATCTATTTCAAATCTATCTATGTCCAGTTCAAACTGTCTAAAGTCAAAGTTACTAAAATTAATAGCCGCCTTTACAGTTTCTGATGTTCCTGGTTTGCAATACACTAGAGGAATAGCTAGTGTATAACCTAATTCTTGTATACTACCTTCCTGTGATGTTCGCATCCATAAAGGTAAAAAGTTACGTTCAGTTCTACCTAAATCACGTAATTTATTCCTAATGTTGCTTTCGTTACTTATGTATCTAGTATTACTATTAGGGTCACTTACTTTTATTGCAGTGCTATCTGCTCTAATTGTATTTTCAGGAACAGGACGTATGTTTATATTGGTTGTGCTACCTCGTGTAAATGTAACATTGCTACCAGGTCCTGGACCACCATTTCTTGTTTCAACATAAACATCGCTACCGAATACCCATTGTATAACTCCATTTGATCGTGTAGTAACTTCAATAAAGTTGTCAAAGTACTTTACATTATCTGCGTTATATCTTAGTGCAATAGGTAATTGTGATCTAGTTAAAATATCGTAATAAGGATCATCAGGTGTAGTTCTTACGCTATTTACAAGAATCTTTTCATTGTTTTTTATTGTAATTTTGCTTGCAACTTTTCCGTCTTTTTCATAAGGATCTTTTACTTCTAAATAAACAACTTCGTACACAATGTCATCAGTTCCGGGTGTTTTAGCAACTGCTGTTTTTAAATCGCTAATTTTAAAGTTTCTTCTTTTAGTAGTAGTTGCCATTGCCGCTACATATCTATTTGCAAGCACAGTTTCTATACCAGGATATAGCAATAATTTAATTTCTTTTTGTAATCCAAACCTAGGATCATTTGGTCTATAAATATATTCTGGAATAAAGATTTCAGGATTGCTTAACCATTCTTGGAAAGTTAGTCTTTGTGCTGATTTTAATAATGGTTTATAGTAAACATTACTATACAACTTGTCATCTGGATCAGATACTGTAATAGAAAATTCTCTAGTAATAGCACTAAACCCAAATTGGTCCTGTGCTTTAACTGTAAACTTAAATTCTCTATCTATTTTAGTATCATTATTGTCTAGTATTAATTGTCCATTATCAAATACTGTTAAGCCGGGATTATCACTTGTGCCAAAACTATTAATTTTACCTATTATTTCGCCATCAAAACTTAGATCTAGTCCGGGAGGTAATTTTCCAGATTCTAGTGTATAAATTAATGTTGCATCTGGAACTGTAGTTTCGGCTTTTACACTTAGAATACTTATGTAGTTACTAGGAATATCTCCTAAATCGGCATTTGTTAACCAATTTATTGTGCTTTCAACTTCGCCTAGTAATCTAACAACAAATGTTTTTTTACTTTCTGCAACTTCTGATGTGTTAGCAGTAAAACGAGTCGCTTTAACTGTAAATTTATATTCTCTAGTAACAGCTGGCTGATAAGGTACAACTCCTGCAATCTCACCCGAACTTATGTCAAGTGTTGTGCCTGGCGGTAATACACTATCACTACCGTCGTCATTTGTTTCTTCTAAACTGTATGATACGACACCAATAAGTGAATTAGGGTCTATTATATCTAAAAATAAAGTTATATAATTATTAGCCCTTCTTACACCTAAATCTCTTGGTGTCAACCAAATCGGTGTTCTTACAAATGTATTATCTGCGGTGAATACACCAGTTCCTACTTGCATTAATGTATTATCAGCACGTAAGAAATCATCTCCTACAACAAAAATTCTAAACTTGCGTTTTGCAATAGTGTCGCCGTCACTTACACTTACTTCAAACTCATAATATCTGTTTAATTTTTTTGGAACAAGAGTAGGTGTTTGTAAATCGTATCTAGTAACATCAAAGTAAAAACTATCAAAACCCTGCGAACTTCTAATACTAAAGTCATATGGATATTTGTCAAAATTGTTAACATCGTAATGACCGCTACCGGCAGCCTTTTGTAATGCCAACACAGGATCTACTACACCTATCAGTCTACCTTCTTCTGTAAGTGTTATACCTGGAGGCAGTTGTCCTCCATCATTGGCAATAAAGTATGTTAACTTTTGTCCCGAACTTGTATCAGTATCTCTAACTCTTAATTGAAAATCAACAGGCGCACTATCTAAAAGATAGTATGCGTCATTTGTACCAATAGGTAATAGATCGGGCTCAGTGATCCATTGAGGTTCGTCAGCCCCTTCTACATCAATAGAAAATGTTCTGTCTTCACTTTGATCGTTTAGAGTAGCCCTTAAAACAAATCTATATATAGTTGTTCTTGGAACTTCGAACGGAGTGCCTTCTAGAGCATCTCCATTTATACGCAACCCTTTGGGAAGTTCGCCGCTAATTAAGACAACAGTTGCGTTTGGATCAACCGGTAGGGCTACTGTAGTAGTAATTCTTTCTTGTAGTATTGCTAATTTTATGCCCGAACGTTTGGTCCATATTGCCATAATTTAAACTCCTCAATGTATTTATTGTAAATTAAGGAGCAACTGCGCCAAGGTCAATTTCTATGTCTAGATACTCCGAACCAACAAACCCACCTAAATCTACATCATTTGTAGAAATTAAGTAATCAATTATATTGTTTAAAACAGGCTGTGTTGCATCACCAAAATCCCAATAATCATCAAAGTAAGAATTTGCAAGTCTTACATCTACGCCATATACTAGACCTGACAATGGTCCTGTAATGCTATTTGCAGTTATTAGTCCTGCATTTGCTATGTTGTTACCATTAGCTTCTAGATTTGCTGTAAGTGTAGGATTACTATCTCTAGCAACTATTCCACTTGATGCTAAATCTATAAAAAGATTACTTCCGCTTACCCTTGTATCAATTACTTCACCGCCATTTATACCTAAATAGTTTTGACTTGTAACTGTAATGTGTCCATTATCTGATACAACAAGGACTTCGTCTAGTCCACCTGCCGCATCTACAATTACCTGTGTTGTATTAGAAGTTAGTGTAACATTAGCTCCTGCAACAAGTGTTTTAAATTGCAGTGTGTTATTATCACGACCTGCGTAAACTGCCTCGCCATATGCTCCTACGTTTTCTGCTTCAATAGATGCAGAAGTAATACGAGTATCTAAATCTTGTAAACTACTGTTAACTTTTTGGAAGGCAACACGTAGATCATCACCTGTGCCATCATTCGGTATATCACCTATGTTAATTGTTTGTATTGCCATGCATCATCTCCATAATTAGTTGTATGTTATATCCTGTCCAGAAACCACTACCCAACCTGAACTAGTGTAAACTAACATTGCTGTTCCAAATGGACCAGCAAAAACAAAGTCAGTGTAAGGCATGCCAAATGTAGCAGGAGTAATAGTTGCTGTACCAGAACCGGTATTACCAACAATAATTTTTATTTGACCAGGCGTGCCGTTTGGTAGACTGTAAGTGTCAGTTCCTGTTGTTGTTATTGTTGTTGTTAAACTTTCTACGCCGATTGTACCAGGTCCTGTTATAGTGTCAATATCACCTTTAATCGTGTCAATTGGTGCAAATAGTTTACCTTGTAAACTATCAACTATTAAGCTGGAATCGTCTGCAAAAACACTTCCTCTTAGATCTCCAGTTACTCCGCCCTTTGCATCTATAGCAGTTTCTACAGTACCGCCTATGCTTACATTGCCATTTACTGTTATATTACCTGTAAAGGTTGTATCAAATTGCAGTTCCATGGGTTCGCCGCCTGTTGTAGCAAGTGTTTCAGCATTTGCATTTAAACGTAGTAATCCTCCTAGTGTTATATCTCCGGAAGTTACAAGTAATGTTCCTTCTGAATCAATTTGATCGGTTGTAACTTTAGGCGTAAAAACTTCTTTGGTGATTCCGTCAATAACCAATGATGAATCATCGGCAAATACAGATCCTACTAAAACTCTTACAGGATTTTGTTCTAAGATAGCATTTACATCTGCATTAGTAGCATAGTCTTGATCATTAACAAATTCTGACACAAACACAGGACGACTTTGTATTTCAGTCCAGGTAACATTTGCGGGTCTCCACGCACCTGCATAAAATTTTAAGTATTTGTTTTCAACAGTGCCTGTAATTATTACGTCATTTAGTTGTGTGATATTGTAGTTACTTAAATCAACTGTATCAACATCTGCAGGCACCCATTGATTGTCTGCATCACTCCAAACTAATCCTTGTCCGTCTGTTGGTTGTGTTAATGAAACATCTGATATATTACTTAAATGTGTAGGTATAATAGGTTTGTTTGTTAAGTCTGTATAGTCTCCGGAAAATATAACCGGTCTATTATTTAGGTCGTTATAATTATTAGATATAGCGGCAGCACCTAGTGCATTACCGTTTATCTGTAACGTCCCAACATTAACAGTTCCTAGTGTTGTTATACCTGCAACATTAACTATATTACTTTGGCTTAGGTCTAAATTATCGCCCGCAGGCAATTCTTTAATTTTGTTACCATCGCTTGTGTCTATTATTAATGGAAAATGATCTGCCATGTTATACTCTTCCTACGACTATTTCAATTATTTCCTTGCCGTCTGTATCTTTAGACTCAAGGGCCTTACCTATTACTGTACCATATGTTGGATTGTTATTAACTACTGCATATCCTGGTATAGCACTGGTAACTAGTAAATCACCTTTTTGTACTTTACCTAGTACCTTACAAGGTACACGACCTTGTAATGCCACTGCTACAGGATTATCAGCTTCTAGTTCACTGTTCATCAAATATGCAGGATTAGTTGAAACAACACCTGCCACTCTGTGATCGAGTGTTCTATCAGTAACTGTTACTTCTTTGTCACCGCCAAATACTACAACTGTTCCTGGTTCGTATGCATCGTCTGCACTATAGTTTTCTGCTAAGTCAGCATATCTTGCAGTTTGAGCTGTACCTACAACTAAATCAATGTATGCTGTTTGCCAACGGTTACTGTTACCGCCTAGGTTACGTGTGCTATTACCGTCTGGTAACACGTTTGTACCTACTCTACCGTTAGTACCAAATTCTAATGAACCGTTAATAGTAAATGTGTCAGTACTTGCATTAGCAAATATAAAGTCACCATTTACAGTAAGATCTTTGTCCATTACAACATTTTCTTTTGCTGTAATAGTTGTACCATTTATAACAAGTGTTTCAGTGCCTCCGTTTACAAAAACAGTTGTATTCGCGCCTTCGCTTGTATAACCATGTCCGTCACCAAGGCCAATACCTGTAGTTTCACTTGATAGTTCATCTGCTTCTGTTAATGCTTCTATAAAGTTTGTGTAAACCCAATCGCCTGCAACAAATCCTTCGGCAGCAAAATCACTACCGGATTGAGCATTACTTTCTGTAACACCTGTTTCGCCAGCATCTACACTACCAGGAAATTTTACAACTAAACTAGCAGAACTGTTTCCTACTGCTGTTATAATGTCTGCACCGCCTGGTGTTTTTAATTTTGTAGTTTGTGCGTCTACAGTAACAATATCAATTCCAGAAATTTGATAACCAGTTGCATTTAATCTACCGGTGTTAGTTCTACGTGCAATACTATTAGTATCTGTACTAATCGAAATGTTAGTTTTAGAATAAATTCTTCCACCATCTGCAAGGTCAATTGTAATAAGAGCATCTCCAACATCTGCAAAGTCTGCTGTTGTTGAAGTTACTAGGACTTCTGTACCTATACCAGTATCAGGATCGACTGTATCTTCTTCATATAGGGGATCAAACCCGCCGCCGGTGTTAATCTCTAAAAAGTCAGTCTGACTAATTGTATCAAAAGGTCCATTTACAACGGCTGTAACATAAATGACATCTTTGTTTTCAATAGTTTGGCGCACGGTTGCCTCTGCACCACTACCTGGCTGTCTAATTACATCACCTGTGCTTACGCTTACTTTTCTATCAAGTTGGACTTTGGTGATAGCCACTGTTGTAATATCGTTCCAATTCGATGCAAAGTCTTTGTCTTGAACTGAATCACCATATTTTGCAACGTTGCTAAAACTAATACCTGTTGGTACGCCTGTACCTGTATCTGTTCTACCATACAATTGGTATTGACTAATATTAGCCATTTCTGCAAACGCAACACCGTTATCTTTTATTCGTACATAGCCATCCTTTGTATCAAAGTTTTCATCACTAAATTTTGCAAGTCCTAAATCTGCTTGTACTTTTGTATCTGTACCGTCCCAACCAGTTGTCGCATCATCTTCATCAAACGTATCAGCATTTTGCATTGCTAGTTTGCTTTGTGCAATTTCTGCATCGCTTGCTACATCTGCATTTGCAACAGTTAGATCTTCAATTTGGAAGTTGTAGGTAGCTTTTCCGCCACTACTTCTATCAACAGTTAGATTTACAACACTATCTACTGCTTCAGATGCGTTTGCCCATTCGTCAATTGGTCCATCAACTATTGCCGCGTTAGCAGTTTGTCCTGGTTGATCGTATAAAACTTCACCTATTACAAAGTCTAGTCCTGTTACCATTTCTATTGTAACTTTTTGTAATGGTCCTTCGATTGGATCAGTGATACTAACAATGTCAATAATATTTGCTGTTTTAGTAGCACTTGCTAATCCAATTACATCAGATACATTCCATGTTCCGCCTTGTACAGGAGAAACATAAATTATTTTATAACCAGTAGCAACTAAAAGATCATTAGCTTGAGTATTATTAATTTCAGTGTTTCTAATATCTTCTATTTGGTCATAGTTTTGATTGTTTTGGTCTACATAATTTTTGTTAGTAGCCGCAGTACCGTCAGTACCTGGAAGGGCAAGGTTTGTAATTTGGTTAGCACCCATATCAATGTCGCCTTCCATATCGCTACCACCATTCAACGGTAAGAAGCCTGGGCCTATTCTATTTCCGCCATTTGCTGGATCTAATATCTGTGATAGAGCCTGTACGTTGTATCCTAATACTCTGTTGATATAGTTACCAACTGCTTTTTCTGTAGGCACTGCTTGTGCAGAATTATCACTAAATGAGTCATCTGCAGAGAATTCATTAATTGTTACACCACGTTTAAAGCCTAGTGAGTTTGCATTTGTTAGACCAACTTCACCTGCGAATTCAATGTCACCTGTTGCCTGGTCAACACTAAAGAATTTACCAACTCTAAAGAAGCCAAATTGGTCTGTTGTTACAAAGAATACCCTGCCCTTTCTACGTTCCCAAATTTGTGAACTTGTAGCAGTAGGTGCATCAGTATATGCTTCAGCTAATGGTAATTCAGGATCACCTAATAGCACGTTTGGATAGTTACTTGTGTTAAATCCACCTGTACCAATTTGTGTAAAGTCGTGTCCTGTTGCTCTACACAATGAAATTGCAATAGTAATTTCAGCAGTAGCGCCTGTGTCAAGACCTAAATTTAGTAGTACCTCATCTGAACCAAACCCACTCTGCAAACCAGTGACAGTAGGCGAGTTTAAATCTCTACCTGCTACATCACTAAAATCTAGTTTAGCCCAAGAAAGCGGACTGTATTCATCTGGAACACTGTTTGCACCTAGCGCACCACTTGTACTACCTGTCAATTCGTCTGAAGTATTAAATGTTCCCGAAGCATCTATAACATTGATAACACTACCTGCTGTAACATCTTGTAATACAGTTGCAGTTGTTGAACCTTGTGATATTGTTTCGCCTGCAACTACTGTTATATTTCCGGTTGTAATAATTTTACCTACTGTACTATATTGTGTTGCTCTATGAATTTTTCCATCCCAATGGAAAATCATTCCGCCTGCATAACCTGCATCGCCTGGTTGTTTGCCCGCAACGTCACGCAACAATCTCGAAATTGTATCTTCATCTACAATGGTTTGTATTGCTAAAGATGTATCACCTTGTGTTGCACCATAGTTTGCAACAAGTTCATCTGTTTTTGTAAACACTGCTACATAACCAAACCCTGTATCTACATCAGTTAAAATTTGATCTGGGTTTAAATCTTGTGACAAAGAATCTTGTTGTGCAAAACTTAAACTTCTGTATGTAATTTCATCACTTTCGTCAAAGTTAATAGCAGTAGAAGGACGAGTCTCTAATCTTTCAGGCTCTGCTACGCCATCAAATATCATTGTACTATCTGTTCTAAATTCAATAACAGTGCCGTTCGGTACTGTATCTTGTAAAGTTCCAAAATAGTCTGCAGGTGAAGCATCATCTGCTCTAAGGTCAAGTTTATATACACTATTACTATATACTCCGCCTGTTGCAACTTCGTCGCCTGGTTCACCTTCTGTACCATCATTATCTGCATCTGACAAGTTGGTAACATTACTTACTCTATAATTTAGAATACCTACGCCTCTTGATGCTGAAGCTATTGCAAATGTTAAATCATCTGCAGGACTTGTACCACCTAGGTCTGCACCAGAGACTGTTAAAGTTTCTGCTAAAATGTAATCAACACCTGCATTGTTTGGTGTAACACTTGTTGCATCGCCGCTACCATCAATAACAATATCAAATGTTGCATTTGTACCGCTGCCGCCGCTTGCACTTACGTTAGTGTAGGTGTTTGCCGCTCTGCCTGCACTTGCCGCACTTATATTAGAAACACGTCTTACTTGACCTTCAGGTCCATGATTAATTGTAATTTGACTGTTAATCGTAGGCTTGTACTTTATATCTGTAATTGTAATACTAGGATCTTCTTCTATGTTAGGAAAATTAGGAGTAGTATATGCCCTTGCAGGCTGTATCATAGGATTAGTTAGTGTAACTTGGTCTGGAATTTCGTTTGGATCAGCACCTTCAGCTACTAGACCAAAGAACCCATAACCATTAGATCCGTTAGTTGAACGAATCTCTGAACCGTTACTTGCATAGTATGCTGCCTGACAGTAGTATGTAAACATAGATACCATTTCTGACAAAGCACCGTTGTTAGTAACAAGGCCATAGCCTAGGTCATTTATTTGTGTAAAGTCGTTTCCTAGTATACTTCTATTACCTGCTGTTTGTAAGAATATTTCTTGCGGCGTACTACCTGTGTAGCCCGTTCCGTTAAGTCCAGAACCAGCGTCTAAGAAAACTGTTACAGTACCTTGTACTTGATCATATTGACTAATAGCATTAACCTGATATCGAATACCGTCTAAGTAAAACGGGCAAGGTACTTCTGGCGGCCTAATAAATAGACCTTGACCTGGATCACTTTCAAGTTCGAGTTGGAATGGTGTAACAGCATTTGTAATTCTAACAGGAATGTTACCTACGAATGCATCAACATACATTCCTCCTCTAAATCTCTTTTCATTGTCACTTTTACTAAATGATGAACCAGTTTGGATATATGGAGATTTAGTAAGAATTTGTCCTTCTGGATCAAGCACACACATAAAGCCACCGTGTCCTTGAACTGTAACATTACGCACAATAGTAGCATCACTCATCGTAAATACGTCTACACCTTGTGCATCGTTTGACAATGGAGGATTGTAATCATCATTAAATGCGTAGTTAACTAAATTAATTAAACTGTTAACAAGTGTGTCAGTTCCTGTTTCTCCTATGCCTGCGCTGGTATCAGGTTGTACATTTAAAATATTATTGACGTTAGGTGAAGTTCCTGCTAATAACTGTACAGCTAAAACAGAGATCTGATTGATTGCTTGAGCAGTTTGTGTTTCTTGTCCTGCAACTGCACCAATGTAATAGTTTCCTTGTGCTTCAAGAGTAAACTCTGTGCCTCCTAGTGTAAGGTCTTTAATCAATGCATCAACAATTAATCCAACATCTCTATAACATTTGTCTCTATCGTATGTAAATCCAAACCAAATACTTCCTGTAGCATTGTTTATATTTGCATCGTTTACATTGTCGTCAATCCACCATGTAACTTCTTCTTGTATAAATTCTTTGTTCTTTCTAAGAACACTTGCGGCAATTAAATAATCACCTACGTTAGTAGGAATAATACCTAAATCTTTTTCTGCAAAAGGATTTCTTAAATAATGTCTACCAAAGTATCCTTGTACTTGATTGGTTTGGTTAACGAATGCCGATACTTCGTTCTTTACTACATAAAAAGTTTGATCAGAATCGGTTAAAGCAAATGTTGCACCACCTTGTGTTTCACTTACTGTAAATTCTGTTGCACTGTCAATTGATTTAATAAAATAGACTGTGCTTCTTTGGACACCGCCATACAAACTATTACCAACAAATCTTACAGTGTCATCAACATTCATCCATGATGTTGTATCACAAATAAATTGATCATTAGCAGTTGAGGTAGCAGTAATTGTAGAATGCTTCTTTTCTAATAATTCAATATCATCAAATTCTAAATCTCTAAAGAAGTACATATCTGACCAAACAGATTGTGACAGTCTGCGCTTAGGTCTAATAATTACACGTCTAAATTCGTCACCTTTAAGTGACACATTATTGGCTAGTTTAATTGGATAGTCTTCTTCGTATGTGCCTGACTCTACAAATATAGTAACTTGTTTAGTTTTAACAAAGTTACCGTACTCTACTTCTTCTCCTACTTCAAAATCTTTACCATTAAGTTGGATTAGTTGGAAAGTATCTGGATTGTTAAAGTCTGGTGTACTTTCAGTGCCGTCATTGTTAGTAAGTGTTACAATTCTTCCCTTAGCGCCTGATCTTTTACCTACTAATATTTTTCCAGGTAGTGTATCAGTGTTGTCTGGATTACCTTGGTCAATAAAAGTTCTAGCACCGTTGTCCATTACAAGTTTGTAAGTACTACCATAGATAACATTAGCACCTGCACTAACACCGTTTTGAATAATATTTAAAATAAGATCAAATTTTGTACCTATTGCACTTCTAGCCGCAGTGTCTGCATCAGGCTGATCAAAAGTTTGTAGAACTTTGTTACTGTCAAATGCTTCTAATCTAGGTTGATATACTACACCCATTCTTCCGCCGGTTGTGTAGTCTGTGTATGCACTTATATCCCAAAGTGTTAAAAGATCTTGATCCTCATAAAGTTCAAATACACTATCACTTAACACTCTTATATACGCAGTTTGATCTTCTATTTCAATCATACCGCCCATGTCTTTGAATATAACCTGTTCTCCGTCAACTAAACCGTGATCAGGTGATGTTGTTACTCTAGCTCTATTTCCGTCAACACTAATACTAACAACATTTTTTTCTCTAAATAATTTATTTTGTAGGATAGCATCTACCATTTGCTTTGCAATATCTATTGCATCTACAGTTTCTGTTAACTGTTGTCCTATAGCATATCTACCACTAGAATTACTGTAATACCTTTCGCCTGCTTCTCTGGTTAAAAAGTTTGCGTTTAATCCACGATTTATATCAAACGATACAGCATCTAAAATTAAACCAGTATCTCTTTCACATGTTTCAATGTCGTAAATAAAATCAGGATACGTAAATTTTAGATAGCCTGATACTTCTTTTACAACATATTCTCTGTTTAATTGTATAAGAGCCTTTGTTTGTTCATATACAGGAACATCAACATCAGCAGTAATTACTGTAGACGTACTGTCTCCTGCATCTTTAGTAATTGTTTGGAAATATGGTCCTGGTTCTGCAGGACTTGTTTCGATAATTTCGTAAGCTCTTCTAGCCGCGGCATTAATAGTACGGAATGCATAGTTTAGTGCTGACCCTTCTCTTCCTGGAGGCACACCAATCATTCTGTCATCACCATTGGTGCTAACAAAAAGGTTTACAGTTGATGAATAACCGCTTTGGTCTACATAAAATTTAGAAGCGGCTTGTAAATCATCTGCTCCGTTAACAACTCCAAAACCTTTTAGGTCACCTGGGTGATCGGACAGTGTAAGAACGCCGTCCATGGTATCGCCTTGTCTGCGTACAATAGCATCTCTAGGCATTGCAACATCACTTAAGAAGTTTCCTTCTAGTGTTTCGTCATAACCTGCATCAACCATTCTGTGTACATCGTCATTTTCGATAACACCTTGAACAAATATTTTTGTTTGTTCAGCAGTAAGCGTATCAACAACTTGTGCTTTTTCGGCTGTATCAAAAACTGCTAACTGATCGTCTGTAATATAGCGTAGAAAATAAGTGTCGCCTGATGTTAAATTATTAGGATCATTATATATTGTACTAAAAACAAAAGGTATACCATTGATACTGGTATCATATCCGTGATTTAAAACTTCGATATTACCATTGATGTATCTGTTTATGTCTAGCAAATAGGAATTTGTATTTGCTGGTTCACCTGCAACACGTATCGGCAAGCCTGAACTAACATAGCGTCTATCTGCAAATCCTTTTGTAATAACTAAATCATCTATACTTAAATCTGTATTGTGTCTTTCATTAAATAAATCAACAGCCGCTTGTGATACTGATACATTACCTATTGCATTTCCGTTAACATTTAACGGACCACCTAGTGCAGGTTTTAAGTCATCTGAAAGTTTTGTAAATGCTGTTGAAACAACAAGTTTGCCAGCTTGTGTATATGTAAATGTAATAGTGTCAACTTCGTTAGGATCTAATGCACTATTAGAAGCAAGTTCTACAAGATTTATATTGGAGCCATCATCACTTACTAGCGGAATTGTGTTTGGTAATAGTTGGTCTGGAGTATCTGCAAGACTAGTAAATGCTATTGCACCTTCTTGACCGAATACAGCGTAAATCTCTGTAAAGTTTTCGTTTACCTTACGAAACGATTCTCTAATACTATCACCGGTAGCATCATTGCCTTCTACACCGATATTAATATCTTGTCTTGCCATTACTTATTGCTCCATTAATTATGCTGGATACCCTAACGTATCCATATTAAAGTTTACACTTACTCCGCAACCACAACTGCTTTGTGCATTTGGGTTTTTAATTTCAAAAGTTGAACCTACAAGGTCTTTTACGTAGTCTATTTCTGTGCCTGCTAGAAAAATTAAACTTTGTATGCCGATTACAAGATTGCCTTTGCCTGCGCTAATAACTTCATCGCCTTCGTTAACATCTTGCTCATTTTCTATTGTACCCCATTCATATTCAAATCCTGCACAGCCACCGCCTTTTAAGTTTAAACTAATTGCATAACAGTTATTTTCAGCACATAAAGTGTTAATTTGTGTTTCTGCTTTATCGGTAAGTGTGCAAATCTGCATATTATGGTTCTCCCTATACTTATTTATCGTATGATTTTATAATCTTAATGTAAATATAGTTATGTTTATAAAAGAATATACAGTTACAAAGAGACATAAACGTGCAAGTAAACACGGTGTAGAACATGAATACTCTAGAAATTCGAGTATGTGTGTTTTTAGATGTGATAGTTGTGATGCAGAATTTGAAAGATCACGGGGTAGTATGGACCCTAAACGGCTAAACAATAACTATTTTCATGTGTGTAGTGATTGTGATGCAAAAGTGTTTGCACAAAAAAAGGGAGTAGAACGCAAACAAGTATGGAACTTATCTGCTAGTTCTGACCTCCCAATTAGTAAATTGTAATTATTCAGACTTCCAAATAGTCCAAGCACCGTATGCTATTGCCGCATATGCCGCTAAAGCCGCAATTGGTTTGAAAATTAAGAATGAAACGCCTGCTACTACTAAAATAACACCATCTAGTGTTGTACGCTCTTTTATACGAGCATTAATCCATTTTTGT